ACGAGGATAATAATCACAGTACAGCTATTGTAGAGTCTACACCCGGTTTGAATAACCCGCAGAAAATAAATTTTTTTGGTTGCGTAAATTATGCGCAAGCATGGCGAGAATCGCAATATCTAGCTGCACAGATAGTAAAGCAACGTGTAACGGTTTCTTTCGCTACTGAGATGTCTGGTCATATACCTTTTTATGGGGATTTAATAAGCGTACATTATGACTTACCGTCATGGGGTCAAGGTGGCCAAGTTACGTGTAAATCAGGGACAACTATTACAACTTCACAGCCTTTAGATTGGACAGGGTCAGAGCCTTTCTATATGTCATTTATGCGGCCGGATGGGAGTTTATCGGGTCCACACACTGTTACACAAGGTTCTAATGATAAGCAAGCTATATTAAGTTCAGATGTGACAGACTTCACGTTTATTACTACACTAAACAATCAGAACCTTACTATATATCAATTTGGTCCGTCCACTAACTGGAATAAACCTTGCCTTGTTACCAGTGTTAAACCCCGTGGGGATAATGAGACAGTAAACATTACTTGTATTCCTTATGATGGCAGTATACACACGGCGGATCAAAGCACACCCCCAAGTAAACCTAGTACAACCCCTACAGGAGACCCAACCCCACCGGGTATTGCCGGTTTAACTTTGTCTAATGTGCCTTTATCAGGTAGTGTTGTGGCCGTTTGGAACCCTGAAAACAATATCACAAGTTATAAATATCAAAAATCAACGGATAACGTGACGTATACGGATGTTTCGACACCAACAACACCTACCGAAACTATATCAGCAACAGGAGTTCTTTACATTAGGGTGGCTTGTGTGGTAGGATCAACAGTAGGCACGTACACTCAAAGGGTCATCGTTGCCACTTAAAACCACAATGTTACTTCTACTAAGAGAAAAAGTAACGTAAAAGTAACAAGTTATCCACAAGTAAAACGAAACTAAAATAAAGAGTTATCCACAGAAATGTTACCCGTTACCTCCCAAAATATTTTCACTGAATATATTGAAATAGGCCATTCGAGCGTAAATATAGTATGGAGCGTATAAAAACGTGGTTTTTTGGTACACAAATATATTTTAGAGGTAACAAGTAACATATTGTGAAATATATACTAAATGATGTATTATTTACACTCGAAACACAGAAAATTCAAATGTTACTTTTACGTTACTTTTACTATAAGCAGAAGTAACATATGGCTATAAAATGTTACTTTTACTATTTAAGTGGAGCTATATTATATGTGTATTAATTACTTCTTAATTACTTTTCCATAATAAGAGTTTTAAGGTGTTGCGAGGTTTTATAAATTGATGTACTATACGTAAAGAGATTGAGAGAGGAGGCTAACATTGATAGATAGAGATGATTTGCAGGGATTTATCGCGTTATTTAAGGGTAATCCAAAGGCATATGGTGTTTATGACAATAGTACCACCCGAGCTAAAACAGTGTGTGGTAAGTATGACGATAGTGTTTTTCAAGGTCACTTAAACGGTAAAATGGGGTTAGGTACTATCCCATTACTAGACATAAACACCAGCAGATACGGTTGTTTAGATTTTGACAACCACAAAAAAATAGATGGTGTTGATCTAATAGCATTATCCGAAAAAATAGACAGGTTGGGACTTCCCTTAGTGGTGTGTCGATCAAGATCAGGAGGGGCGCACGCTTTTTTATTTGGTAGTGAGCCTTTAAACACTGGCATTTTACGCCGTACATTACGTATGTTTGCGGATAAGTTAACTGGATTTGGTGAAGAAGAGATTGAGATTTTCCCGAAACAAGATAGATTAGAAGCAGGTAAAGTTGGTAATTGGCTTAACTTACCTTATTTTAACGCTAACGAGACAAATAGATACGCTATAAGTCAAGGTAAACAATTATCATTGAAAGGCTTTTTAAATTTCGCAGATAGTCGAAAGATTGACAATAAATATATGGTACAGTTGGGAACAGAGATGCATGATCAAGCCCCCCCATGTGTACAGTCGCTTATAAAAACGTTACTAGACGAAGGGGGCCGGAATATAGCACTATTCAACTATTGTGTATATGTAAAAAAAGCATTTCCCGATTCCTGGAAAGATCAAGCCTATGATTATAACGCTAAGAATTTTAAAGAGCCTTTGACTCATGACGAGGCAGCAAGTGTCATTAAAAGTGTAGAGGCCAAAGAATATAGATATAAGTGTAGTGAGGAGCCGTGTAAGTCAAGGTGTAATAGCAGTAAATGTGTGGTACTTAAATATGGTATAACACCCGCAGAAAAAAACGAACTTGTAATGACAACATTACCGCAGTTTGGAAGGTTGCGTAAGTATGTTACTGATCCAGTTCGATATGAACTTGCAATGAATGGTACGACGTTAACAATGTCCACAAGTGAAATACTAGATTTTAGGCTGTTTAAAAAAGTTGTTTTTGAGAAGTTGGACATGGTTTTAAAACCGATTAAAGGTGATGTTTGGTTAAATATATTAGAGGGGCTAATAGAGAATATTGAACTTGTTGACGTACCTGACGATGTAAGCGTAGACGGTATCATCAGAGCCTGCTTACTTGAATATTTAAGGCGAGCGAATTTAAAGGATAGCGGCAAAGATATAGAAAGTAGAAAATTAGTAAATACAGGCCGGCCAGTGGTACAGCGAATTAAAAATCAAAGATATGTTCTTTTTAAGGGTATTGATTTCAGGAAATACATCCAAAGCAAAAAAATAGGTAATGTAGTAGCTAGTAATATCTTTTTCGCCATACGGCCATTAGGTGTGGACACCATGAAAATACGTGTGGATAAACGTACCGTGCATGTGTGGGGTATACCTTTGCAGGGGGAGACGGACGAATTTAGCATTAATGCTAATAGGGTACCTGATGTAGACATAGATAATTTACCGAGTATAAGCGAAATGAGACAATTTAAACCGGAGTTTTAAAAATGAGAATAAAATATCAAGGTGAAACAAACACATTACATATTGATACAAAAATACACGAAAATGAGTATGTTAGAAAATTACCAAACCGCCGCTGGTCGAATAGGTATAAGGCTTGGATAGCACCTTGCACACGTTTAAATGCCCGTTTGATATTAGATGAATGGGAACATATACAGAATTTAAATATGGACGTTGAAACGAAAAATAAGATACAGCAAGCAGGAGAAGGAATCGAAATAAATAGATTACCTTTCCCGGTTAATTATAATTTTAAATATAAGCCATATGCCCATCAAATAAGAGCATTAGATTACATATACGGTTTAAGGTATTCAGCTTTACACGTTGAAATGGGGTTGGGCAAAACAAAAATAGCTATAGATAAAGCATTTTGTCATTATCAAGAGGGTGGTATTGATATAATGGTGGTAGCATGTCCGTGCAGCATACGTACTACATGGGAGGTTGCTATACATGAACATGCACCGATAGACAACTTCGTAATTGTCAGTGCAGAACTTAAAACAAGTCAAAATAAGAAAGATGTAAAAAACTTAATCCACACAAAAACAGAAGCACTAAAAATTTTAATAGTGGGGATAGAATCATTATCACGTGAAAGTGGAGAAGCGTATCAATATGTTAATAATTTACTTAATCAGGGTGAATCAATGTTTATTGTGGACGAGGCGCACATGATTAAAAATTCAGAAGCACTACGAACTAAAAATCATATTAATATAGGTCAAAAGGCAAAATACAGATTAACGATGACAGGTACCCCCATATCGCAAGGGATATTAGACTTGTACGGACAAATGCAATTTTTATCTAGTGATATTTTAGGTGTAGGCGACTTTTATAGTTTTAAGCGAAGGTACGCGATTGAGGAAGAACATAATTATCACATAGGGCGTACTTTTAAAAAGGTGGTCGGATATCAGAATGTAGATGAACTTATGGACACAATCAAACCGTTTGTATTTACATGCACTAAAGCGGAAGCGTTAGACTTACCCAGTAAAGTATATACCAAAAGATATGTTGAATTGAGCAAAGATCAAGCACAAGTTTACAAAAAATTAAAACAGGATAGATATGTTGAAATACAAGATATAACTGTCGATGTTGAGAATGTCTTAGCGCAATATACAGCGTTACAACGTGTTGCTGGGGGCTATATATCAGTAGGCACAGGGGAATACGGCACAGATGGTATTGAAAAACGAGAGTTAAAAAATGTGGTTAAGTCAACCAATAACCCTAAACTAAAAGAGCTAAAAGAGATAATTAACGATCTACCTGATAACGAACAACTTATTATATGGGCAAGGTTTAGGTCAGAAGTTCGTGATATAGCTAAAGAGCTGGAAGGTCATAAAACGGATAAATTTAAAAAATCAAGTGTTATTTTTGTAGATGGTGATGATCAGAGCAGAAAACAGAGTATTGCCGATATTGACAATAAAGTTGCACGATATTTCATTTCCACACAAATGAGCGGGGGAGTAGGCTTAACACTAAATACAGTTAATTGTGTTGTGTATTACAGTAATACATTTAGCTATCTCCATCGGGTGCAGTCTGAGGACAGGAACCATCGTATAGGCCAGAATAGATCAGTTAGTTATATTGATATAGTGGCTAAGGCTACAGTGGATGAAGAGATATTATCATGTTTATCAGATAAAAAAGATTTAGCGGATTATGTGACGGAGTGTTTACAGCACAATAAAAAAAGTATAATATAAGGAACTTGTTACATTTGCGTTACTTTTTCGCTTAGTAGAAGTAACATTGTGGTTGAGAGAGGATAGTATGAATAAATCAATAGTATATATCACACAGGACAATAATAAGAATTACACACAAGCGCACCGGTTTGGTGAACCAAGGTTTGTCACCAAAGGGGAATATTCAAGTATAAATAATTCAAAGCAAAACACACTAATACATGAGGACATTAAGGTTATGGCAATCAATTTCAATAGTAACACTGATTATCTATTGTTGAGTGGTGATCCTATTGTTATATCGCTATGCGTCCATGCTATTTTATCGGAGCAAGGTTATATCCGAGTCCTAAAGTGGTCATCCCAAGATAGACAATATGCACCAATTGTAATAAACACTTGACAGCTGAAAGGGGAAGGGGTATAATATTAGTATCTTAATTAGAGAGGAGAGAGGAGAGATGATAAAATGAATAATATGAAAAATACCGTTACTGATTTTTCGGAGGGGGTTACTTTTCTAGGTGCTAGGCTTAACGATATGTTGCGCACGTTATCTAAAGATTATATAGAAAAGCTAAATATACAAAACCTAGTAGCATTACAAGACTTGATTAAGCAAGATATAGAGTCTATTAAATTGATTGAAAGTAGCGTCGTTAAAGTATACGAGTATTTGCGTAAGGGTAAAGTGCCTGAATTAATGCTTGAAGAGGACATCCAAGCGATGTCAGTTAAAGGTGTGGGCCGTGTGTCCTTAATTGGTGATATTTACGCATCAATTAAAAATGATAAAAAATCAGAAGTTTTTGAATGGTTAGATGATAACGGTCACGGCGCATTGATACAGAGGACCGTACATACAGCTACCTTAAAGAAACTTCTGAAAGATAAAATAAAAGGAGGTGAAAAAGTACCCGATGAACTGTTTAATTTGACACCATACACATACAGTAAAATAGTAAGTGATAGAAAAACAATAAATAAATAAAAAGGATAAAATAAAATGACAAAAGAAAATAAAGAGTTAACAGTAGTATCAACACAAGTCCCTGATTATCTTAAATGTAAACTGGAAGATAAACGTGGTAATGAAAATGTATCAATGGATGAGATGACAGTACCTCGATTAGAGATAGTACAGTCGTTATCTGCTTGCCGTCAAAAAACCGATTCAGAGTATATCGAAGGTGCCGATGAAGGTATGTTGTATAACAACGTTACCCGTGAACTATACGGTGAAGATGTCCACATTGTTTTTGGTGGCTTTGAGGTGAAATATCTAGTATGGGGGGACCGTAAAAAGGGCGGTGGTTTTTTTGGGGCATACGACAGTTTAGCTGCAGCGAATACAGCTATTGATGAGTTAGGAGAGGAGGCCAAAGCTAAAGGACCTGATGTACATAAAACACATCAACATTACGGGTTTATTTTAGATAAAAAAACAGGACTAGGGCAACCAATTAGCATATCTATGGCGAAAACTAAAGAAAAAGTGTCGCGGCGTTTAAATTCTGTTATCAGTATGCAACGTGGTGCAAGGTTTTCAAGAGTATTCAGACTATTTACCGTGCAGGAACAAAATGGAAGGGGTGACGCTTATTATAACTATAGTTTTGAGCCAGTTGGTTATCCATCTGAAAAAATCTATTTAGAAGCTGAAAAAATATATAATATGTCTAAGGCAGGCGATTTAAAGGTGAATGAGGATTTTGATGCTGTACATGAGGACACAAAAGAGGTTAAAACAGAGTACTAATTTAAATTAAAAAACTCCCCACATTCAATTAGGGTGTGGGGGGGAGGAGTTAACATGATAGATATTGATTGGGATTTAGAATGGGAGATTTATATACTCATAAAAAGAACATTTGATCTTCTTCATGGGGATATTAATAGAACAGAACAGTTACCCCTCGATATAGATTAGAATGTGTTAAGAGATGAGAGAGACACACTTGATATACGGTCCGCCGGGGACGGGCAAAAGCACTGAGATTGTATATCGATTAAACAAATACCTTAAAAAAGGGATTGATAAAAACAAGATAGGGCTATGTTCATACACTAAAGCAGCCGCACAGGTTTTAGTCAGTAAAACCGGCTTTATAAGTAAATACATAGGCACTATACACAGCCTTGCATTTAAGCAGGTGGGGTGTACCAAAGCGCAGACTGTCACAAAAACAAAATTAAAAGCATTTTCTGATATAGTGGGTATAGATTTTACAGGGTGTGACCCTGATGAGACAGACAACGAGTTGCATAATGGTGATTACTATATGTATTTATATGGATTGCACCAAGCACGCCTAGCGGAAGATATAGAAGAGACCTATCAAAAATCGGACATGTTAGGTGATCGGGAGGAGTTTTTATATTTTGTAGATAGTTATGTAACTTGGAAAAAAGAAAACGGGCACATTGATTATAATGATATGTTGAATTTAGCGTTAAGTGTATCTGCACCTGATTTAGAGGTATTATTTATAGACGAGGCTCAAGACCTAAGTCCGCTACAGTGGCGACTTATAGAATACTGGATGCAACATATTGAACATATACATATTGCGGGTGACGATGATCAAGCAATATACGAGTGGGCGGGGGCGAACCCAACCGGAATGTTAGAATTTGAGAATAAATACAAACCTAACACTATTATTTTAGATAAGTCTCACAGAGTACCTAAAAAGGTACACGCTAAAGCAATTAATATAGTGAATGACATTGTGGGTAGGGCAAACAAGATATATAGTCCCCTTGATACTATAGGGACACTAGATTATTACAGTGATATTGAAGAAATACCGAACCTTGATAATAAAAAAGATATCTTGATATTGTACCGGAATCACAATATGAGGGAGTTACCGGAAGATTATCTCATGGATAGGGGATTACCTTATCACACGGATAATGGCAGACCGGGACCGCTACAGAACATATATTATAAAGCTATTCAATTGTTTATTGAGATCAAGCAGATCATAAATCGTGAGATTGAATTAAAAGATAAGGAATGGAAATTATTAAAACGCACCTTACACGAAAATTTAGCTATTGATATAGAATCTAAATTGCATGATATCCTAAAATTGGATTGGAAAGATGCGTTATATATCCCGGATAAGTTTTTAGCTTATTATAGTGCGATTGAAAATAACTATAATATTGCAGATATTGAACCTAACATTCATTTAAGTTCGATACACGGTGCAAAAGGTAAAGAGGCCGATTGTGTTATTCTATACAATGGCATGGGCGAAAGAGCCGCAGACGCTTATTATCAAGGCGAGACGTGCGCTGAAAAACGTGTTTTTTATGTCGGAGTTACCCGCTCTAAAAATGAATTGTGTATTATACAGGGTGATAATGGATTAGATATAATATAGTGTTGACAACTAAAGGGGGAAGGGGTATAATGGTGTTATCTAATAGAGAGGAGAGATTAACATGATTTACAAAAATTACGAAGAGTTTAGCCTAAGAGAAAAGCAAAAGCAAAGGCAAAACGGTTGTACGCAAAAGTTTTCAGATAAATATTTCAATGGTGATTTAGATAAATTTATATTATCAAACAAAAAAAATGAAGGGTGTTTTAATTGCTATGATTGCAGGGTTTGCGGGGTATATTAACATGATTTTTTTAGATTACATTAATAGTTTAGATATTCACGTTTTAACATGGTGCGTTTTGTTTTTAATTGGGTTATTAGGTCCTACATTAATATACATGATTTTAAGTGATAAATAGCGAGATGCAACCTTTTAAAAATTTCCCCTATGTTGCTATTGACGTTGAAACATACGGCTTAAAATGGTGGCTACCAGATGAAGGTATTTTCGGCATCGCGATATCATACCCAGATGGTAGTGATCACTATTTTGACATTAGAAGACAGCCTAACGGTATCCAATGGTTAAGGGAACAGAAACCTAACCGTATTGTTAATCATAATATCAAGTTCGATTTACATATGTTACATAATTTAGGTGTAACTTATGACCCTAAAATATGTGAGTGTACCATGGTGCGGGCTAATTTAATAGATGAGCATATAGAAGGGTACAGCCTAGACCGGTTAGCAACAAAATATTTAGGTGATAACAAAAAAGATGACATATACCCTAAACTTGCAGAACTTTATGGGGGTGCCGCAACTCGTAATGTTCAAATAAAAAATTTACATAGGGCTAACGCTGAAATGGTAGCTCCGTATGCTAAAAAAGACACTCGGCTAGCCTTGCGCCTTTGGGAATGGCAAGAGGAAGAAATAGAGCGTCAAGGTTTACGTTGTATTGTTGATTTTGAACAAAAACTATTCCCGTGTGTGTTTGACATGGAGAGAAAGGGCGTGTGTGTTGATGAAGCTAAAGCGCATTCAGCAGCCGGAAAACTAACCATAGAGATAGATTTACTCAAAGAAAAACTAAACAGTGAAGCAGGTTTTGAATGTAATCCCAATCCATCGGGAGACATACATAAACTATTTAAACCAATCAAGAATAGTGATGATATGTGGGAAGCTATAGACGGTACTATCTTAACGAATACACCCACAGGTAAGCCGTGTATCAATACAGAGGCTTTACGTAATATGCAACATCCCACAGCGTCTTTAATTGTCAAAATACGTAAAATAACAAGGTGTCGAGATACATTTTTGAAAGGGCATATTTTAGGACACTCCCATAATGGACTGTTACATCCTAACATTAATCAAGTGAAAGGCGACCAGGGTGGAACTGGTACCGGTAGACTAAGTTACACACAGCCAGCATTGCAACAAATACCAGCAAGGGATAAAGAAATTGCGAGTATATTAAGACCTTTGTTTTTACCTGATGAAGATTACGTATGGTGTTGTTGGGATTATGATCAGTTTGAATATAGGATGTTTTCACACTATGTGAATGAACCTAAAATACTTGACATATATAAAAATGACCCAAAATTTGACTATCATCAGATGGTTGCAGATTTAACTGGGTTACCCCGAAATGCGCCCGTATCGGGAGGGGCTAACGCTAAACAACTGAATCTATCTATGATCTATGATATGGGTGAGGCGAGTATATGCCGAACTTTGGGGCTACCTTTAGACCCTGAAATGTACTCATTTGTTGACAGGGAAGGTAAGACAGTAACATATCAAAAGGCAGGTGAGGCGGCTAAAAACATCATAGAAAAGTACCATAATGCAATACCAGGCGTTAGACAGTTATACGATAGTGTAAAGGCCATTGGTAAATCAAGGGGTTATATCCGTAGCATTGCGGGTCGTCATATGAGATACCCCCACGGTTACAGGTTAAACAAAGCTAAGGCTATTTTATGCCAGGGTTCTAGTGCGGACTGCATGAAGCAGAAAATGATTGAGATTTTTGATTTTTTTCAGAGTGAACACCCTGACTGCAGAATGTACTTGTCGGTTCATGATGAAATTAATCTGGGGGTACCCAAAAAACACCCTAAATTAAGGGGAATTATACGCACGGTGAAAAATATACTTGAAGACTATTCAAGCGAAAGTTGCCCAATTAAATTACGTGTGCCGATACGCACTGATTTTGGAATGGGGTATAGTTGGGCGGAAGCATCCGGGAAAGGTGCTTGACAACTAAAAGGGTAGAGGGTATACTATATAAAAAAAGAGAGGAGAATATATGGAAGTAGAAAATAGAAAATGTAGGTTATGTGGTGAAGTACCCAAGAATGGTTTTAGTGGGTCACGTAAAAAACGTTACGATTGGATATGTACGCCGTGCGCTAATTTAAATCAAAAAAAGTGGTGGGCAAAATTAAAACTTGCAGGAAAAACAAAAACATCAAATGTTAATCTACTTGATTTACGTGGTAAAATAATTCAAGGTATAGACGCAATATCTATTATAGATAAGCCGAGATGTAATATATGTAACAGTGTTATGCACCATAACCGAACCGTTAAAACGCCAAAGGGAACGCCCCTAAAATGGCAATGTTATAAGTGTAATGAAATAATTAAAGCGGAGGATATATAGTATGCAGTATGTACTACCTGGTCTACTTGTTGTATTTATAGATTTAAAGGTAACTGATAATATCACATGGGGGTGGAATATGGTATTGTGGCCGTTATAGGTGCATTTAGTACTATCTGTTATTGTTTTGGTGTGTGTGATATGTGTTAAGCTAAAGGAGGACACTTACTTATGAAGCCTTTAAACATACAAAACGAAAAAGATAAAGTTAAATGTAATGTCAAGCCGTGTGTTTGCCGTAAAAAATGTGTTTATATAACAACGAAGCGTAAGTGTAAAAAAGATGCCGAAATTAAAACCAGAGGATGAATTAAGAAACGATTGGGTTAATATTTTCAATCGCATACCAAATATGCAACATGAGCGAGTTGAGAATATAGTACGAAACGGGACACCCGATTACGCTTACTGCTTAAACGGCGTTAACGGCTGGATTGAGTATAAAGTACATTACGGTAAGTTGCCTGGACGTTGCTCACATTGGACAGGCCCCCAGCGTAAATGGATGCGAGATAGAGACGAAAGTAACACTGTATTTTTAATGCTACGGGTACAGGGTTATGATGTACTATTGGATACAACATGTGCGAATATTTTTGAAAAGTGTGGTATTGAAAATCAGGAAGACTCAAATTACCCAGTGAAATATAGATCAGAAGACGTTAAAAGTCTAAATATTGACTTAGAATGTTTAAAAGAACAGTTACTAGGAATATGTTGACAACTAAAGGGGAAGGGGGTATATTAGTGTTAACAAATAGAGAGGTGAGTTAAAAATGATATATTATGATGAAAAGAGAAAAAACCCAGTAGAAGAAGGTACGTTTGAATTAGACGAATACGGATACTACAACATTAAAGAAGGTGAAATCTATTGTTTTGGTGATGTAAAAGTAAGGGCTTATGGTAATTCAAAAGTATGGGCTTCTGTTAATTCGAGAGTATGGGCGAATGACAATTCAAAAGTATGGGCGAAGGGCAAGTCAGAAGTAAGGGCTTTTGATAATTCAGAAGTAGTGGCGAATGATAATTCGATAGTATGGGTGAATGGTAAGTCAGAATTAAGTGCTTTTGGTAATTCAGAAGTAAGTGCTTATGATAATTCAGTAGTAAGGGCTTTTGATAAGTCAGAAGTAAGGGCTTATGATAATTCAGTAGTAAGGGCTTATGATAATTCAGAAGTAAGTGCTTTTGATAATTCAGAATTAAGAGATTATAGAGAGGTTAAAAAAGGAATTATATATTATAAGGGACCTGGCCAGAAAGGGTATACACCAAGTGATACAGCGGTAGAATCAACACCACCTAAAAATCAATATTCTTTAGATGACAATATAAATCAGCCACAACACTACATAGTAGGTGACATAGAGACGATTGACATTATTAAATCAAAATTGTCTAAAGACCAATTTAAAGGGTTTTTGAAAGGTAATGTGATAAAATACATTACAAGAGCCGGACACAAAGATAGCGAGATAGAAGACCTTAAGAAAGCGCGGTGGTATCTAAATAAATTAATTGATTGAGGTTGCAATGCAAAATAAAATATATTCAGAAGATTACAAGGTTTTATCGGATATAATTAAAAAAGCAAAAGTGTTAAAAGATTTAGACCGTATAGAAAATACCTTAGAGATTATATTATATTATGGGGTGATCACACCCAACGAGTTTAGAAGATTAGATGCTATGATTGTAATTAGAAAAATAAAAATAGGAGTAAGACAAGATGGCGAAAATAACAGATTTCAGTAGAGATTTAACCAATTTAGAGAGAGGTAAAAAACAGGTCAATATTGCTCAGACGGCAGAGATACTTAAATGTATTGATATTATGTTTAATAATGGGTTTTTTTATTATCTGATTAAGAACGATCTACACACCAACATAATGTTCCAGAAAATAGTTAAGTTAATTGTGAAAATTTGTTTTAAGCGAACTAAGGTGATATAAAAAATGGTATGTAGAGAAAAACACAATGGGAAGAAAAAATATACGAGATAAATAAATGGTTTAATTGGGATATGTGTATTGTATGTATGAAAGAATTTAGAAGAGAGTTTATTTTCCAAACTTATACGAGGCACTTTAATAATGAAATGGGTGGTATTCTTTATAAAAAAATATATTCATTCTGCAAAAAATGTTGTCCAACTAAAAAAGATGCGTGGTTGGCGTTTGAAAAGAGTCATGAGAATACACCACTTAAAGGAGGTAGTGGGGTTCCCAGTAAGTTACAATACGATATAAAATACGGTATTAATCAAATTAAAATTATATTGTTAGCGCTACTACTAAGTATGCACGTATCTAGCGCTAACATGTCAGGGGAGTTAAGAATCAGTCCGCAATTAAAGTTTGGGAAAGAGGAGAATGGGAACGGTTTTATGGAGATGCAGTTCATTAAATTTAGACTCGATGTCACTGAAAAATACACATTACAGGGCGGTTTGTCTACTGGATTCACGTCACCTAGAAATTCTATTATAACTTATAACCATGCTGTAAATCGGGTAGGCTTAAAGTTCACATATCGCCCTTTTGATCGGTTAGGTTTATTCTATGAGGGTAACATAGTGCAGCACATATCAGGAGCCACACATCCCGTAACTTACTTAGTGTATAACAGTTACCAAGCTGTAGGTTTTAACTGGGACATTATAACTTACACGTTTTCTAAAGCTAGTAAAAACGATAAATAAGATATATAGTAATTTTGTCAATTAAAATACATTATTACTAACAAGGGGTTAAATGTTATATATACATGCTTATTCGGCTAAAGGATTTTTCAAGTTCTTTGCTAAAATTATTAGGCGTAAAACCAACTCGAAATGTGATCATGTGTCCATTGAACCTTTACATAAGGTGACAAGGTCAAGTTTAGGTATCTACGAAGCCACATTTAGAGAGGGCGTCACTAAAAAGAGCTACCACACAAGAAATCTACTCTATAGTATTAAATTGCCCTTCGATTCAGAATCAAAGGAAGGTATTGAGTTTATCAAGTTTCTTGATAGTCGGGTAGGCTTAAAATACGATTTGCGGGCGGTTTTATTAGGTTTTTTTGGTGTGAAAATACAAGACCGGGATAGTGATTTTTGTGTTGAGATGGGGCGATATTACATCACACACTACCTGAAACGTAAAACATATATTGATAATACTAACTGGTCCCCAAAAACTATAGTAACCTTAGTTAATGGATATGAGTTAGGTCACTATGGCTAACGACATCCGGCCTGTACATGAGTTAAAAACAACTGAGGAGGTTGTGGCATGGATGGGTACAGTTATGACTACGTTGTTGATCCCAGCGGCAAAGACTGTTACTGAAGAATTACAGCCAGCCGCCAGAATAGCTAAATATAATTGGTCAAAAATGCCCCTGGACAGAATAAACGGGGTTATTGACACGGTAGATAGATTAGTCATTGAGGTAGAGAAAGGTCGAGTAAATAACGAAAAAATAAAAGACGAGTTAGTGTTACGGATACAAACGGTAGAAGTTAATAGCCGGAATAACACTATTTTCCAAGTAGGTAAAAAAAGGTTTAGTAGTGTAAAGTTAAGCCTTATATCGTTATGTGTATCTTTATTGTGTATTCTATGTCAGATGCTTAATGTCAACCTAAAATATTTACTTATAATGTTGTATGGTATATTGCGAGTCCGCATCAATTTAAATTAAGTGTTGACAACTAAAGGGGGAAGGGGTATAATATTATTATCTTATAGAGAGGAGAGATATATGCATAAAGAAAAAATAATAAGCATGACAAAGGGTTTCAGCCGAGAACAAAATTTTAAATTGGCAATATATAGCGCTGCTTCTTTTGATGCTGCTGCTGATGCTGCTGCTGATGCTGCTGCTGATGCTGCTGCTGCTGCTGATGCTGCTATTGCTTCTTCTTTTGCTGCTGATGCTACTGTTGATGAAATAACTCAAAAGATCATTGATTACGCCAATAAACTATCGGAGGAGAAATGATATTAAATAAAATATATGTAGTCATGATGCTAATCCAAAATATAACAGTAAGTATCAACACTAACCTATACGATTCTGAACTGGTTTGGGAGGATGGGATGTTAGGTGTAACGCCCATTTTTAAGAGCAGAGAAGCCGCAGCGAAAGCATACCCAGGCTACGAAGTTGCTGAGTGGGGGTATGGAGGGGTAAATGATGGGTAGTATAATGAATATATGGAGATGTTTAAGTGTTGTTAAAGCACCGGATATGAAGATTTTAGAGATAGTAGCCTACAAAAACAATAAAAGACACAATGCGGTAGGTTTCTATGTGCCTTTAGACCCTGTAACCTACGTTAAAGATTGCCACGTATCTTGGAATATTTTAGGTGATCGACGTGTTTTTTACCCGGAAGGTAATTCAACTGAAATAGTTAAGCACGGCTGGTATGTCCTAGACAAGTACAACAACATAACACGTTGTACTTTTACTGTAGACGGCTGGAGGGATTTAAAATGAAAATGCTAGACTTATTTAGTGGTATCGGGGGCTTTTCTTTAGCTGCGAATTGGGCAGGGATAGACACGGTTGCATTTTGTGAAAAAGAACCTTATTTCTGACAAAAAAAATCTCAGTCGATTATCCAAGGAAATGGGATTAAGTAGATGCAAGATTTTAAATTTAAAGGGGGAGTTTTGAAAATGAAGAGAAAAAAATAGACAAGAATAAAGATTTAGATAGAAATATTGAAGATTTAAGGGAACCATAGCTGAGAGGGTCTAAAAATGCAGAATAAGAGACAGATGACAATTGAGACAATAGTTACCCTTATACATGACAATATTACCAATTTATTTATCATATGGATAGCTAACAGTGTGTTTAATGTCAAATTAAGCGCTTCGTTAAAGTTGTGGGTACTTGCTCAGAGTATTAATACCATTTTTTCTTTTTCAAGAAGATGGTTTTTTAATCGCTATATGGACAGTATTTCAACAGAATAGCGATATACCCAAATTTACTGTTATATTTGAAAATTGACGGGAAATCGTGTTTTTTAAGGTACTTTTAGCAAAAGTAACATTTTGATTTTAAAACTTTTTAGTGTGGAAAATTGACCGTAATTAAGGTACATATTGTGTGTTACCTTAAAAGTAACATTGTGGTTTTCAGGGGTGTTTTTTGGTGCAAAATAGGCTTTTTTGAGGTTTTTACCCGTTTTAGGATGTGTAATAGGCTTTTTTAGGGTGTTTTTAAGAGGTGTCGGCGAGCGTGCGAAAATGTTACTTATGGAGCAAAACACGCAAAAACCCTTAAAAACACGTTTTTTTAGGTGAAGTAACGGTAACAAATTATGAAATATGTATCATATTAAGGTACTATTTACACTCAAAACAGTAAGTTCAAGAAATGTTACTTTTGCGTTACTTTTACTAAGACTAAAAGTAACATTTTAAAATCTCTATTTAAGTGGAGCTATATATTATATACTATAACTACCGTATATATACTACTCCATAATACAAAAACTGATACCCCCTGCCCCTTGCTATTTTTGATTGAAAAGTTACTTATGTACTGGACAGTGGGGAAGAGGGGGGCGCCGAAATTGGTCGAAACTGGAAGGTGTAATTTACGTTTATTTTTTGAGTGTAAAAAGGTTTGATTTTGAGTGTAAATTAAAATGTTACTTTTACTTTGAGCAAAAGTAACATGAAAGTAACATCTTTATGTTTTAATTGTAATTGGTACAACTAGCCGAACACATAATTTAAAGTATTATAAACATACTGTCAATGGATTATAATTTCCCGAAAACTTAAATGGACTTAAAAAACAAGATTGTGATATAGTGTAGGGAAGGTCTAAAATAATGAAAATCAAATTGATTAGAGACAACGTCATCAATAACTCACAATTTGGTAAATTGTATATAGATAATGTCTATCAATGCGAAACGCTTGAGAATGAGTCTACTTTGATACCCTGCGACAAATTTAGATTGGCACTTAGAAAATCCGGCGGATGGTACAACAAAGAAAAAGAAAAACTAGGTTATAAAGACCATTTTCAGGGGATGATTGAAATACAGGTTGAGGGGCGAGAATATATCTTGTTACATCCAGCCAATAGCCCCGATGAACTTAAAGGGTGTATAGCCCCTGCAAAAACGAGAAACGAGGAAAAGGGGTGCTTAGGTGTGTCACGGCCAACATACTATAAATTGTATAATATGTTGGTTGAGGTTTTTAAGCACAATGAGCCGCTTACAATACAAGTATCAAAAAAAGGAGAAGAAAAAATGCTATCAAAAATTTTAGGTTCAGGCGCAAGTGATCTGGTTAAAAGTGTAGGCGGGGTGCTAGATTCCTTAACTACGACATCCGAAGAAAAGTTAGAGGCGGAGCGAAAAATTAAAGAGTTGATTTTAGATCATGATGCAAAAACGCAAAAAAATGTAACTGATAGATGGCAGTCGGACATGAAGTCGGATTCCTGGCTTTCAAAAAACATCCGGCCAATGGTTGTAATATTTATATATGTAGCAACTGTTTTACTGATTTTCATTGATTCAGGTTCAATTAAATTTAACGTTAAACCTGCATGGGTTGATATGTTACAGTTAGTTTTAACTGTTGTCACAGGTGCTTATTTTGGTGGCCGTAGCGTTGAAAAAATTAAAAGATAAAGGTTATAGATAGTGTTAAATCTTAAATGCAATGCCCGTATGGAAGTCAATAGCTACGCATGAGCTTAAACGAAGAGAACGAAAATAAAAAAATTAAAGATCTAGCAAAAAAACTCAATGAAACGGAATACCGATTTTGTGAGGAGTATATAAAATGCATGTCTATACCATTAGCGATGGCGAAGGTTGATTTCGATGAGGTAAATCCAGGCCATAGAGGTAATTTGGTATACACTAAACCTTTAGTCCAAGAGTATTTAACATTAAGGAAAAGGCAACTACGTAAAGTATTTATCACGAGAGAGGACATATCATTGCGAGCGCTTAATCTACTTGATAAATGTATGGCACCTATGCCCGTATTGGATAAAAAAGGCCACCCCACAGGGGAATACACATTAGATTCTAAGGGTGCCACTAAGGTACTCGAAATGCTTTTTAAACATAAAAATATGCTATCGGGGGATTCACCCCAAAACCATCATAGCCAGATACCAAGTATCAATCTTGCCGAGGATGATCTACTAAAATTTGAAAAAATGTTTAACTCTGAATATTAATGTTAATTGATTGCAATACAAATAAAAGCATATTAAAACAGTTGTGTATCGATAAACATATTGTCTTTACCCGATATTTTTTTAAACATCGAGAAAACGCAAAGTTCATAGTTAATCCACATCATCAAGTGATGGCGGATACTATGGACCGTGTGTATAGGGGTGAGATCACAAGGTTAATAATTAATGTCCCACCTGGTTACACTAAGACAGAGATGGCTGTATTGTCTTTTATCGCTAGGGGTTTAGCGTACAATCCCGAAGCTAAGTTTATACACACGTCATATGCAGATAGTTTAGCATTGCAAAACTCGTTAACAATAAGGGATATTGTACTTAGTCAAGAGTATCAAGAACTTTGGCCTTTACAATTACGTAAGGACAATCAAGCTAAAAAAAGTTGGTATACAGAACAAGGTGGTGGGGTTTTGGCCGTTGCGTCGGGAGGTACTATCACAGGATTCAGGGCGGGTCGAATGGTAGACGGGTTCAGCGGAGCTATTGTTATTGACGATCCTCTAAAGCCGGATGATGCTTATAGCGATGCGAAAAGGAATAGAGTCAATAACCGTATCATGAACACGCTTAAGTCAAGGTTAGCGCATGAGTCAGTACCTATAATATTAATCATGCAACGATTGCATGAGGAAGATTGCACAGGGTTTCTGGTCGAGGGTGGCACAGGTGAAAAATGGCATCATTTGATACTACCGGCTGAAATAGCGAAAGACTATACATACCCAAGCGCATATAAATACGGTATCCAAATTAAACACAATTTAACAGCGGGGGCGCTATGGCCGTATAAACACACCTTACCTATGCTGAATACAATGCGTAAAGCGGACCCATACACAACGTCAAGCCAATACGACCAAAGGCCGTCTCCATTGGGGGGAGGTATTTTTAAAGATGAGTGGTGGGCGTATTATAATACAGCAACGATTCCCCAAGTTGAATATAGATTTATCGTGGGCGATACGGCACAGAAAAAAGCAGAACATAATGATAGATCCGCATTTGGGTGCTTTGGTGTATATCAAAATAATTTATATATATTGGATGTTATCAAGGGTAAATGGGAATCGCCAGAGCTTAAAAAGGTGCTGCTTGATTTCCATGGTAAACACAAACACCACACAGCACCTACGGGTAAATTAAGATGGGTACATATTGAGGATAAATCAAGCGGAACGGATTTAATACAGAATCTTAAAAAAGAAATACCCATAAAAGCAATACAGCGTAATGTTGATAAGGTGACACGGGCTATGGATACAGTGCCTTATATGGCATCTGGCCGTGTTCACCTACCCAATAACGCCCCTTGGCTATCTGATTTTAAGGAAGAAATACGAAAGTTCACACCCATGGGCACACACAAATATGATGATCAGGTGGATATGTTCATGGATGGGGTCGAAATAGGGTTAATGACGAAAGGGGTCCGGGTAGGTACATTTTGAGATAGTAAATATAAAAAGTAGGTGGTATAGTGTTATGTATACCATATTGTGAGGCATAAATGAACAGTAAGGACTACAGGCGAAAAAGTGAATTAAATCTACTTAAAAGCCAGAAAAAATTAAATGGTGATATGGCGAAAAGACAAAAAACAACGGGGGTCAGTGTGAATATGGCGATAACATCACGCAGAGCGCTAGCCGGACGTGTACAATCTACACACAACGGCAAACGTAATCTGTATGATGTTTTTGGGTATAGTGGTAATGTCACACAGGAAGAGTATAGACAGCGTTTTTACCGTCAGGATATCGCTAAACGGATAGTATCAGCTTACCCGGATGCGTGTTGGAGTACCGAGCCAATTATTACAGATAATGATAACATGCAAGCGGATACGAGATTTGATAAAGCATTGAAAGAGATTATAGAACATCCCAACTTAAAAATATATCACTACATCCGCAGATTAGACAAAGTTATGTCATTAGGTTGTTTTGGAGTGCTATTTATTGGCGTTAGAGACGGTAAAAAAGCACTACTACCGTTAGACACTAAAATCAACATAGAAGATATCTTATTTTTTGCGCCTTATGCCGAAAGTGATATAACGATATCTAAGTATGATGAGGATCACCAAAGTCGAAGGTACGGGCTACCCGTCACGTATAAATTAGGTACTAATGGATATGCTAAAAATGAAACGGGGACGGGTTTAAAACGTGCGCCGCTAGAGGTACATTATACTCGTATTATACACGTTGCGGAAGGGGTGTTAGATAATGATATTGTGGGGACACCAAGACTTGAACCGGTTATTAACAGGTTAATTGATCTTGAAAAAATTGTAGGGGGAAGTGCCGAAACATTTTACTTAAATGCAAGAGGGGGTATGCATTTTTCTATGCCCGGAGATAGTATCTTGCAAGACGATGACAAGAAAGCCTTAGAAGATAATATGCAAGATTTTAGTCATAATTTAACTCGATATTTAAAAACAGCGGGTGTGGACGTGAATGTACTTAATTTTAATATCGCTGATCCTAAAAATCATTTTGATGTGATTATCTCTTTAATAGCCGCGTCCACAGGGATACCCAAGAGGATATTGACAGGATCTGAGCAAGGTCAATTAGCATCAAGCCAAGACGAGAACAACTGGTTAGCTAGAGTAAGCGAACGCCAAAAAGATTGTTGCGAACTTCAAATATTACGCCCCTTGATAGATTGGTTTATATTAAATGGGGTTTTAATTGCACCTGAAAATGATCGGTATAAAATTACATGGCCTGACCTTAAAAGTGTATCCGATATGGATAAGGCCGATGTTGCTGTCAAGAGAACGCAGGCACTTAATAACTATCTTAATGCTAACGGGGCGGATATGGTCATGCCACCGAAACAGCTTTTTGAAGATGTGTTAGGTTTAGAATATAGACCCGATGACTTACCTAATAATGACGACAGTGACGACTTAGAAGATGACGAAGAAGAGTAAAAATCTACTCAAAACAGACCCGACTAGAACAATAACATTACGAAACCGGGCAGTAGGTGATATCAACAGACGCTACACTAAAGTTCAAAGGTTAGTCACTGAAAGTATAGTAACAAACAAGATTTTCAGTAATGCACGAGCATTAGACCAAGCTGATTTTGTTTTTTTAAGATCGCCGGATAAATTAGAAGCATTCAACGTCTGGTTAACGTCTGTTATGCATGAAATTATTGTGGGGGGTACAGCAACGCCGAACAGCGCCCAATTAAATTGGATGTTACATTATTATAAGGAATCCTATGTGAGAGGGGTTAAAAAAACAAATAACAACTTTGCGGGAATATATGGCCGTAATCAGATACCTAACAGGGTAGACGTTTTAAGTGTACCTTACCATATAGCTAAAACGTCACTATTATTCACACGAGATTTTGCACAATTGAAAGGCATCACGGATGTTGTCAGTCAGCAGTTATCTTTTTATTTATCCGAAGGGTTACTTAAAGGTCAGAATCCCAATAAAATAGCGAAGACGTTAAAAGAAAGAATAGATGTGCTAGGTAAGACACGATCAAGATTACTTGCGAGGACTGAAATAATAAACACACACAATTTAGGTATGATTAACGAAGGTCAAGCACTAGGTGAATTACTAGGTGAAAACGTATACTATGAGTGGATCACAGCCGAAGATATTAAAGTGAGGGATTCACATATAAGCCGAAACAATAAATTTTATACTTATGAAAAAGTATCACAACTTATAGGTGAGCCAAACTGTAGATGCGCTACCCCCGCTATACCTGAAAGCCAATTGCCAGAAGGGACTAAAGTTATTGGAAAGTAATATCAAGTGTGTTAAGATACAAATATGAGTAATATATTATCACAATCTTTTATAGTATCTAATGTTGACACAGAGACTAAAATTAAACGTGAGACATTTGACGATGTTGAACACCTTGTAGTACCGGTTATTGCAGCGAAAGAAATGGTCATGAATGGCCTTTTATATCCGGCCGAAGAATTTAAGGATTGGGTAAGTACTTGGAATGGGGTACCGGTTCCCGTAAGACATCCCCAAGTTAATGGGTTGCACGTCTCGGCTAAAAGCCCACGTATACACGAGCAGAATAATATAGGCTGGTTTTACAATGTTGATTTTACCAAAGACAATAAATTAAAAGGTGAAATCTGGCTAAATTTAGATAAAGTTGAAAAGTTAAAACATATGGATATTGTAGAGAAGTTGGAAAAAGGCGAAATCGTGGAAGTATCAACGGGACTTTTTTCAAATATTGAAGATAAAAAAGGCACTTTTAATGGTGTACCTTATGATGGTATAGTTAGACATATACGCCCTGATCATTTGGCTTTGTTACCGGATGATATAGGAGCCTGTAGTATTAAGGATGGGTGCGGAGCATTGAAAAATAATTGTGAATGTGAAGAGCCGAAAACAATAATAGATAAATTTAATAAGGCATTACGTTTGGTGGGCGATAAATTAGGTTTAAGTATTAATAAAGATTCATTTGACGAGATCCACAGCAAATTAATGAAGGCATTGCAAATTGATCGTATCGATGCTGACAAAATGGAGTACGTATACATAGTTGATATTTTCGTGAACGAATATATATATAGTACAGAAAAAAAAGGGGTAACTACCCTATATAAACGCAGCTATATTATTCAAGATGATAAGGCAGTATTGGGAGATGACCCCCAAGAGGTAGTCCGAAAAACCACATACACACCTATCATTAAGAGTAATGAAGCTAAAATAAAAGGAGATGACAGTATGGATAAGTCCGAATTGGTACAGAGTATTATCGATAATGAGAGTACATCTTTTACGATTGAAGACAAAGAAAGTCTAGAAGCGTTAGAAGTAAACGTACTCGCTAAAATACAGCCTATAGTTAATGAGACTGTAACAATTGAACAGGAGCCAGAGCAGGCCCCAGAAGAGGAAAAAACTACCTCACAAAAGGTAAACAGTTTACTTGAAGGTGTTGAGGATTCCGAAGTTAAGGAGTTTTTAGGTAATGCAGTTAGTAAGCACAATACCGAAAAAACAAACCTTATTTCAGATATTGTCAAGAACAGTGAATTTACCACAGAAGAACTTGAAGCTATGCATTTTAATCAAATTGAAAAATTAGCGAAGAGTTTGAAAAAACCTGATTATAGCGGAAGAAGCGGAAGAAGTGTTAGTACTGTCAACAGTCAAGAAACATACCAAGCACCTTCTATTTTCAAGAAAGGAGAATAAATTATGTCAAACACAATAGTATTAAACAGTGTAGGAACACTACACCTAAAAGAAGCCCCCGCAAATGGAGCTATCTCACCGGGTGATTTTCTATCGCGTGCTACTGATGGGGATTTTCAGCGACAAGCTACAGCGTCTATCAATGGTCCCAAGTTAATTGCAGTTGAAAATGACTTGGTTGCAGGCACTATTACTGATGATTATGCGACAGGTGATAATGTGAGAGCAACATACCTTAAATCCGGGGATGAGGTATACGCATTTGTAGCGGCAAGCGCCGCAGCTATTGTTATCGGGGATGTACTTGAATTTGACGGCGTAGGCGGCGTCAAAAAAGGGGCATCGGGTGTTACAGTAGCTACAGCATTAGAAGCGGTAGATAATAGTGGCGGTGGAGCTAAAGCTAGAATCCGAATAGAATTAATATAAGGAGAGTAAAAAATGAATATACCTAAAATACCGGAAGGTTTAATATACAACGCCGAAGGGCGATTAGACGTTAACGCAATGCGGACTAACGGTACTCTGTCTCATGAAGATTACGTTAAATGGGACACAAAAATGGTTGATGTTGCTAGAACACGTTTAACGTTTGTACAAGATTTGATTGATAATGGGTTAGCGAATTTTGATTTTGATATGGGTGATATCGTATCTAAGTATGAAAAACTAAGCGACATGGAAGAGGCAAACGTTGACATGGATGCGGCTACAGGAGCGCAAAAAGACAGGTTAGTATTCACTGAATCGGGTGTACCTATCCCGATTTTCCATAAAGGGTTTACACTGAACGAGCGTCAGATTATCGCTTCAAGACGTAAGCCCGGCGGTAATTTACCCTCAACCCAAATTGTTACAGCAACTAGACTTGTTGCGGATAAATTAGAAAACATGGTGCCTAATGGTGTGACTGGGTTAGTGTTAGACAATTCACAAGTATACGGATATACAACACATCCTAACCGTAATACACATTCAATTTCGCACGCTTGGGGGACTGGGAGTGATGATCCTGAGCAGGATGTTCTTGATATGTTAGCAAAAGCATACACCGATAATTTTTTTGGACCGTTCACTTTGTATGTATCGAAGGACAACTGGGGATTCATTCAAAAAACACGCTCTGCAACTTCGGATACAACTTTTAAAAAGATTTTCGAGAATATGTCGGACATTACAGCGGTACGCCCTGGTGATAGGTTAGCAGAAGGCGAACTTGTATTAGTACAGATGTCCGAGGATGTTGTTGATCTAGCGGTAGCGCAAGATATCGTGAATTTTGAAGAGCCGAAAGTGTCCGCAATGCAGCATAGCTTCACAGTTATGGCAGCTATGGCAGTGCGCGTTAAATCTGATAGTGCGGGTAAATGTGGTGTTGTCCACGCAACAGGAGCGTAATTGATGAGTAAAAAAACAAGAAAGTACAAGCTATTAGGTGCGCACACTACTCTTATCAATACAAAACAGGTCACACTTGTTAGAGGTGCTATTATTGAGTTAACAGAAAAAGAAGCAGAAGCTAAAATCTATGTTAACAAACTTGAAAGGGTAGATTACACTGCAAGTACTGCTAAAAACTCTGATTTAATCAATACGCTTAAAGCTGAATTAGAAGAAACTAAAGCCGAGAATGAAGGTCTTAAAGCTGAATTAGAAAAAGCTAAAGCCGAGGTTAAAGCAAAAGCTAAAGGTTAGTATATATGGCAAACCGTACCGATGATACAGAGGTCCAAAAAATAATAGCACTTAATGTATTAACAGACACTACTAGTTTCATCGATACGGCTAACCTACTTGTTAACGAGAACTTAGGGACATCCGGGCTATCAGATGCACGCTTGACTGAAATTGAAAAATACTTAGCTGCACATTTGGTAGCCCTACACCCGGATGAGAGACAATTAACAGAGCAAAAAATAGGCGAAGCAACGGATAAATATACCGGCGCATTTGATAAACAGTTAGACGCTACTCAATACGGACAGATGGTCATGTTATTAGACACAACGGGGACATTTAGCGGTTATAGCAATAAGATAACATCTATTCAGACAATAAACGTTGATAATGGCTAAATATCATCAAACCTTAACGTATTGGGCACCTTCCACACTTAATGAGTATGGAGAACAATCTTTTTTAGCCCCTGTAACAATCCCTGGACGTTTTGAGGAAAAAACAGAAATGTTTGTGGATAAATCTACCGGAAAAGAACAGATGTCACGATCAGTTGCTTATATTAAACAGGATGTGGTAGAGAACGGCTTTTTGTTTTTGGGTACATCCTCACAAGTAAAACCTAAAAATGAAACTAAAACATTTCTAATTAGACGTTTTGATAAGATACCCAACGTGAAGTGTAATAGGTATATACGGAAGATATGGCAATAAAACCGAAAGGCAACGATATAGTTTTAAAAAATTTAAACACTTGGATACGTAATCAAAGAGGGTTAACCGTGCAAGGGATTGCAGATGCTTTATCTTTAATACAACGTAAAGCGATACGAAAAACACCGGTTGCTACAGGTAATTTGAAAGGCAGTTTCTACATGGAAACGGGTAAAATAGGGACACGTCCAGTAGGTGTAATAGGTAATAAAGCGGAATACGCTATCTATGTACACGAAAACTTAGACAATCACCATCCTAAAGGGGAAGCGAAATTTTTAGTGAATGCAATTATTGAGAACATACCAGATATAACACGGATTATAACATCCAGGTTAAAGGTATAACATGGGTCAAAATAACATAGGTAAGGATATTAGAGAGGTATTAGTTGCGGATGGGGTAACAACACCTATTTATATTGCAAGTGAACCAAACACACCAGATGCGGTTATCACATTATATAATACAGGTGGTGAGGCACCTAACCCAAAATGGCTACTTGATTTTACAGGGTTACAAGCGAGGTCACGAGCTAACGATTACGAGACAGCATATGACAATCTGCAAGAGGTTTATGACTTACTTCTAGGCCGTCCCGCTTTCTCACAAAATACAACACGTTATACCGGTATTTTAGCTTCATCGGGCATTATGGATATAGGGCGAGACGATAACGAAAGACGTATTTTAGTCTGTAATTTTAGATTATTTGTAGAGCCAGCACTAAGTACACAACACCGAAAAAGTTTATAGTGTTGACAACTAAAGGGGAAGGGTTATAATAATAGTATCTTATAGAGAGGAGAGATAGCAATGCAAAAAGAATGTGAAGAAAAAATAATGACCCTAACTAAGGGGAATTCAAGTGCATCCCCGATAACAATAGCTGCGGCGCTTGCCGCTACATTCAGTCATGAAAAAAATTTAAAGTTAGCGGTATATAGTGCCGAATTGGTTTTAGTTATTTTTGAGGGAAAATACCCTCACGATGACAGGCCCAGAAAAGCGATTGAGGCTGCGAAGAAATGTTTAGAAAGTGACACAAAAGAAAATAGATTAGCTGCTGCTGATGCTAGGACTGATGCTGCTATTGCTGCTTCTTGTGCAGCTGTTGCTGCTGTTGATACTGCTGATGATGATACTGCTTCTTATGCTGCTATTGCTGCTTCTTGTGATACTTTTGCTGCTACTGCTGCTTCTTGTGCTGCTGATGCGGCTACTGCTGATGCTGCGGATACTGCTTCTTTTGCTGCTTCTTTTGCTGCTTCTTTTGCTGCTGATGCTGAAATAACTCAAAAAATCATTGCTTACGCCACTAGACTATCGGAGGAGATATGAATAAAGAAAAAATAATAAGCATGAATAAGGGTTTCAGTCAAGAGAAAAATTTAAAATAAAGGAGAGAGAAAATATGTTAATACTTAGAGAATACGAAATAAGGCTTATATATCAAGATCAAGGGCTTGATACATATTATTACAGTAAACGTAAAGAATTTGAAGCGGGGATACCCATAAACGATATATATATAGCAACTGAATTAACTGATGTTTTGGGTGTAGCCAATTTAATAGATGTACATCATTATGAATTGAGTAATAATAATATAGGCAGGGTTATTGATAAAGGTAAATTTAAAATTGAAATTTGGGCGGTAGATTGGGAAACGGACAAGCAAGGTACAATACTTGATCATATTCAGGACCGATTAGAAAAAACTGTATTCTCTAATATTAGATTTAAACTTGATGTTACCGATAGTAAGGGTACTAATGTATTAGCAATCGATTAACAAACTACTTGTATTTTTACTTAGTGTGATATATTCTGTATATATTAATATACAGGAGGCAGGTTAAATATGTCAGGTAATGCGGGCTATAATTATACAGTTAGTGTATCAACTACACAATCAGGCACTTATAACGAGATACCAAGCTCAAACGGTACTTTTAGTAGAACAGCGGACGTCTTAGACGTCACAGACACTACTAATGTAGGATATCACACACGATTGTTGAATCTATTAGATTCAGCCTGTAACGTTAGTGCTAACTGGGATGCCACAAACACCGCTTTACTAGCTGTTGAATCAGCATTCGAGAACAGAACGACATTGTGGGTGAAAGTGTTACCAGATGGTGTTGCGGGAAACGGTAAAAAGTTCCCTGTTGTGGTTGAAAACTACTCTATCCCTTTAGACGTAACAAGTTCAACAAAGGTGGATGTGTCTTTTCAGGGAGCAGGTGCGGTTATCGCTGATGACGCCTAAGAATGAGTACACCAGGTTATCCAATAAGTATTAAAAAATCAGGTGTAAGCACATCTTTTACAGGTGAAGCATGTAGTAATACAACCGGGAACACGTATCTAATAGACGATACTAATAAACGTGTTTTTGATCGGGACGTTACCCCAACATTTTACGCTAACGGAGTAGCGATACTCGCCGCAGATATTGTAAGTATCGATTATCTTTACGGAAAAGTAACTTTTACTGGGTCTGAAACAGAGCCTATTACAGTCGATGGAGCCTATATGCCTATGGTTGAGGTAGCCGGATGTAAAGAAGGTACATTGAATAGAACATCAGCTATTCATGATTATACGGATACGTCCAATGCGGGCTACCATACCAAGATGACAGGGTTACATGATGTTACTATAACAGTAGGGCGTTTTGACGATATCAGTCACGCTTTTACTGATCTTATAGTAAGCCGTACCCCCGTTGTGATTGAATATAGTCCCGCACCTACTAAATCATATAGAGGTTGGTTTATATGTGAAAACAGTGGACAAAACCTTGATTTAAATGCTTTAATAGACGAGTCGTTATCATTCCAGTTAGCAGGTAACGATGAATTGGGAAAGACCTTTAGTCGGTCAGACCAATAAAAATCAGTTAAAAAGAGAGGAGATATAGAGATGAAAAAAGCATTAAAAGACAAAATACGTGCGGCAACTGTAGGTAAGCGTAAGACATTTAAATGTGAAATTGTTAGTTTTGACGGTGTGGATATTGAGGTAAGGCAATTAAGTTTAGCTGCACGCAGAGATTACATGACGGCAAGTTTAGACCGGGTTACGGATAGTAATGGGAAAGAGACACAACAAGCTAATTTACTGAAACTACAGGTATATGCGGTGATTGCTTCATCTTATGTCCCTGGTGAAGAAGCGTTAGTCTTTGAAGAAACTGATTTCAACAGTATTAAAGATAGTGTTACAGGTGGCTATGCTGATGCTATATGGGAAGCGGTGCAACGCCTTTCCAACATAACAACAGAAGAAGCAAAAAAAAACTAGAAGCTGATCCCGAAAAATACGCTATTTTTGAAGTAGCGGAACTGTTAGGGATGCTGGTTGTTGATATTGAAGAACGTATGCCTCCCGATGAGTTAATATATTGGTTTTCGTATTTTCAGGTGAAAAATGCTAAAATAGAAAAAAAGAGGAAAGAGGAAGATGGAAAACAGAAAAACAAAACCGTAGTATCAAAGAGGCATCGATAAATGGCATTGAATTTAGGACAGATATTTTATCAGCTAGGGGTAGACACTTCCGGGTTAAATAAAGCGGATAGTAAAGTACGCTCATTTACACGGACTACAAATAAATCTTTTGATAGTGTTAATAACGTAGCCAATAAATTAAAAACTACACTAGGTACATTAATATCAATAGAGGCGTTGCGCCGTAGTGCGCTAATGGCTGATAATTACGGACTATTGCGAGATAGAGTTACTGCCGTTGTTGGTGATGTCGATAAGGCAGTAAGTATCTTTACTCGTCTTGAAAATATATCAAGTAAAACAGGTGCCTCACTAGAACTAACGGCGGGTGGATTCCAAAAATTACTTTTTGCTAAAGAAACCGTGCGGGGTACTAATGATGAAATGATCAGGTTAACTCAATCCTTCGCTGAGTTAGGCTTATTGTCGGGTACGGCACCACAACTTTTAAATGCGGCTATGTTGCAATTTTCGCAAGGTTTAATATCAGGTGTTTTTCAAGCGCAAGAATTTCAAAGTGTGCTAGAGAACGTCCCGGCAATAGCGGGTGAGATAGCCGCAGGGATGGGGATTACAGTCCAAGAATTAATTAAACTGAAAAAAGAAGGTAAATTAGTATCGGAAGATGTTTTCAGGGCATTAGTCGACAGGGCGGATGAGATATCAGAGAAGGCCGAAAAAATACCTATCCGAATGTCGAGAGGTTTCGCACGGTTTCAATTAGGTTTACAGCAAGGTTTGGCCGGTTTAGACGAATCGGTAAGTTTAACTCAAACATTGGGGACCGCTTTTTTTAAAGCTGGTGAGAAACTACAAAAACTACCTTTTTATACAGAGGCACTTTTCACAACATTAAAAGATGTGACAGGTGAAAACAATAGAATAACTCAAATGGTAGGCACTTTTGTTTTATTGCAAGGTGCTATAATCGCCGTAAACGGACTTTTAACCGTTACGAATGGGTTACTATTGGCGATAACCCGAATTAACCCTTTTGTGGCACTTACAACAGCAGTTGTTGTTTTTTGGGACAAACTAAATGCAGCGTCCGCAGCTACACAAGTTTTATTGAATACAATTGTTCATTTAGGTAACTTGGATTTAACAAGTGCTAGAAATGAGATATCAAAATTAGGAAGTACATACTCAGAAACCTTACAGAGCATGAAAGAACAGACAGGCGAGGGAGGTCAAGCGGATAGTTTTATTCAAAATTTCCTTAGTAATTTTGATATATCAAATTTAGATGTTGTCAAGTCGTTTTATGACAATCTGGCAGAAATAGAGGCCGAAGCGGAAGCGCAAAGACTAGCCGCACTTCAAGCTACTAACGAGAATGACAAAGTTACATATAAGAAGCATCTTTTTGAGAAATTAGGTATAACAAAGGCTTATAATGATGCAATGAAAACATTACGAAAACAAGATAGCGAAGAGGAATTCAGGCAAAACGGGGCAAGTTTCAAGCGAAATATCCAGTTAGCGGGACAATCAAGTAAGGAGTTTGCTGATTTAGCAAAGGCAATAGCACTTTATGATATTGCAGTTAAAACACCACAAGCTATCGCCAGTTCTTTTACTTTTGGTAGTTCAATTGGGGGACCAATTTTAGGTGGAGTTTTTGCGGGGGTAGCGGCTGCTGCTATGGCGGTTCAGGCCAATGCTATTGCCTCTCAAAGTTTTACACCTAGAGCCGTAGGGGGTGACGTGTTCCCTAACCAGGTGTATAAGGTGAACGAAAACGGCCCCGAAATGTTCAGCTTTGGGGGCAATGATTTTCTTGCAACGGGCAATTCAAGAGGTAGTATTACACCATCCGGTGATTTTGGAATATCTAACCCTGTTTCTAGTAATTCAGGTGGGGTTACGGTTAATGTATTCCCAATTGAAGGAACTACAGCCAACATACAGCAATCAAATGATGGACGAGGTGGATTAAAGATTGATATACTCATGGAGCATATCGACGCTAAAATGTCGGAAGGCATCGTAAGGGGGACATCTGAAACAAGTAAAACATTATCTAACGTTTTCGCGCTAAATAGAGCGCATGGAGGTTTTTAAATAGTATGGCAACTATAGATTATCCACAAAACATTTTACCAAGTCCTTTAGTTGCTAACACGTCACACAACGAAAACAATAGGTTAATACGTACTACTATGGATAGTGGCTATAGTGTTATACGTAAACGATTTACACGTATTAATAGTATATTTAACATTCAAATACTGCTGGATCAGTCATCACTCTCATTTTTTCAGGCGTGGATTGCTAATACTCTAAATTACGGTGTGAATTGGTTTAATATGAATATACCGGTAGGCGATTCTTTAATTAGCGAACACGAGTGCAGGCTGTTAGATAACCCCAGGTACACATTAAATGGCACGTTATGGCGTGTTGATATGCGATTGGAGGCGGTAGAGATTAATTTAGGTGTAGATTATGACGCGGTTATGGAAGATTTTATTGCAACTATTGGCGGTGTTAGAGGTTTCGATACAACAAGTCGGTATATCAATATATTAGACAATCAGGTTAATATATTATATCCTTCAAGTGTATAAGGGCTAGATACATAAAAAAGAGAGGTTAAAATGAATGAAAAAATAGAGAGTGAAACTTACCTAATATCCGAAAAAGAAAAAGCTATAATTACCGCAATGTGTGATCTCACACTTAAAACACAAGGGCTAAAAAATATATCTGAAGTAAATAGTGTTTTACATGTGTTAGCTAACCCAAGCACACCTAAAACAGCAATTAAAAAAGGAAGTAATAAAAAAAATGGCTAACCCTACACAAGCCCAAATTGATAAGTTAACTACTAATTTATCTAGGTATGATAGCATTATCAATGGGGCTTATAATGAGACTGTTACATTAGATTCACACACCGTTAAAAGCATAAGCGGTTATCTTGCTGAATTAGCTGTTAACACACTGAGGGGGTTATGGGCTACAGCTACGTCATACGCAATCAAAGATATTACAGAGGAGTCCGGGAACTGGTATGTGTGTTTAGCGGCGCACACATCCGGGACATTTTCTAGTGACTTAGCTGCGAATAATTGGGCATTATATCAAATAAACTTATCCGGTAATTTAAATCTAACCGGTGATTTAGATTTAACCGGTGATTTAGATTTAACCGGTGATTTAGATTTAACCGGTGATTTAGATTTAACCGGTGGGGCTAGTTTTGCTGAGGGTAGCGTTATAGTAGACTCATCAGGCAAAGTGGGGATTGGGACGAGTCCTACAGCTAAACTTGATGTTTCTTCTGTATCATATCCTGAAACACAAGGACTTTTAGCCAATTTTAGAGGTGGTCGCGTATCGGATGTACAGACTAATCGTTATGTTCAATTGGAAAATAACTTTACTGGCTCGGGATATGAAAGTCCTGCTCTTGTATTTAAAACAAACGCAAACACATCTAATCAAAAATCTTATGGCCTTATTTCTGTTCTTTCTGATGGGTCATTTTCTTTTAAAAATAGAAGTGCTGGGGCAAATATACCTGTTGGAACCTCAATAGGAGCCGTCGAACGCATGAGAATCGACTCAGCAGGCGTCAGTATCGCTGGAGCACTATCTAAAGGATCAGGATCATTTGACATTTCGCATCCTGATCCCGAGAAAATAAAAGAGAATGAAAATTACAGATTACGTCATTATTTCGTGGAAACACCATCCGCAGGAGGGAATATTTATAAATATCAACTGGAATTGAATGATGGGTTTAACGCCTTTACATTACCTGACTATTTCAAACATTTAAATAAGGACTGTTTAGTCTGGGTTAACGCATTTAAGCATTTTGGCCGTGCATGGGGTGAGGTTAAAGACGGTCAATGTCAAGTCACTACATATCAAAAGGGTCTATATAATATCCTCATATTCGGAGACCGTTGTGACGAAGTCGCCATAAAAGATTTTGGGAAATATGGCGTGGAATATATCCGAGGGAAAGATCAAATTATAAAAACAAAGGTATAAAAAATGAAAGAAGATTATTTAAAATATAACAGCTCTCCAGGTGAAATTTGGGTAGACTAACAGGTAATGACTTTAAGTGAGGATTTAAAAAAGTTGTATGTTAGCGGGGGGACTAATATTATATTACATACTTTAGCTTTTAACCATAGTACATGGACTACACCTTTTTACATTGTTCGAGATTGGCAAGATTTCACAGCCAACCTTGAAAACTTAGGACCAAGTGTACTATTTAAGCGTTTTGCATTTTCAGTGACGGGACCAAACAAAGATGTTAACGGAACTCAAATGCTGAATATTCAAGTTGATAGCGTCAGTCAAGAGTTAATTAATTTACTTGAAACTGCCGTTGTTGATACTAACAATGTCCCTATTGAGGTTACATATCGTGTGTATATCGATTCAGATACATCAGGTCCGCAGATAGACCCACCCCTTATATTACATGTACGTAATATCAAAGCTGATAATTTAAAAGTAACGGCGCAAGCTGAGTTAATCAACTTAGTAAATAAGAAATTCCCTAGTGTTGTGTATGGTAATACATTTCAGTCACTATATCACGAACTATGAATATTACAATTAATAGTTTAATTGGTATACCCTGGACAATGGGAGGTAGATCACCAGAAGAGGGCTTCGATTGCTGGGGCTTGTTGAAATATTGCTATCTTGAATTATTAGGTATTACAATTAAATATGATTATGATATTATAGAAGGGGATACACCTAACATTATAAGGGCTATATCTAGTGCCACAGATGGGGCGGGTGATTGGGTGCTGATAGAGAAACCTATTAATGGTTGTGCAGTGGCGTTATCACGCAATATAAAAACACATCATGTAGGTTTTTGGTATAATGATCACTGTATACATGCAACTGAGAAATTAGGTGTAGTGGGTAATACAATGAATGGCTTGAAGCGTAACCAATACAATAAGGTAGAGTTCTACAGATGCAAAATCCAATAGTTAATATATACCCTAACCCTTTTAGTGTATACGAAAAAGATACTTTTATATTAAATGTTGGTGATTCATTACTTGATCTGTTGCAACAAAAATACCCCACCGGATTTAATCTACCTACCGTAATCAAATTAAATCGAAAAAAACTCCCTGTTGAAAATTATGATATAGTTTTAAATGAAAATGACATTGTGGATATAGGTATACAACCCCTTTTAGGTGGGGACGAAGATCAGGATTTTATAACTCGATTGTTTCAGACTGCTGAGGAAGCGTTAGGTAGTGCTGTAACTAAAGTCGGTGAATTTATATTCGGTAAGCCGGTATTAGATACCCCCGAAGATTTAACAAGTTCAACACCCGAGCGTGGTAATGCCTACCGGTTACGGCCTCAAAGTAATTTATCGCGGTTAGGTGAGCCAATACCCACCCAATACGGTACATTTAAAGTTTACCCGGATTTAGCGGCTAGTCCCTGGGTAGAGAACACCAACAATGAACAATTTTTAAATCAACTTTTCACTTTGGGGTGGGGTGAGTTTGATATACAACAGATTAAACTGGGCGATATGACACTAGATACCTTTGAGGGCTTACAGTATAGAGTATATGGACCTAACGAAGCAGTTACTCTTTTTCACGATAATATGTATACAATACCCGCATTTGACAATTTTAATATTATACAAGCACGTTCTTTCTCTAGGTGGAATATAGGGTATAGCTTTGTTTTTGATAAACCCAATAAAAAAATAACGGGACCTACGGGGTCAGGTTTTAATGAATTTGTTGATGCGGGGGATACAGTATTAATTGCACCTGTTTCTACTTATGGTTTTGCAGGGGAATTTGAGGTTAATTCAGTGTCAGATACTGAAATAGTTTTTAACGATGTCGCAACGTGGCCGGGTAGTGATACTGACCCCGGTACAGTTTTTTTATACCCTAAAAAAAGAGTTTCGTATTTGGCATTTGGTAATACAGATTTAGATTTCCCGGTTTCAGTTTCAAGTAGGACTATTTTTACTGATACAACAATAGGTTATGTGACTAATCCTATCAATACCGCAGTCAATACATTTTATGTGGATATAGTTTTCCCGCATGGATTATATATGGAATCAGGGGGTGTTTATTCTAATTATACAGCTAGTTTTACAATTATAGCTAAACAATTAAATGATGATGGTACGTACGCAGGCACGGTGACATCTGTTACAGGTTCGAGTATGTCAAGTGAATCAGGGGATAATATCACCTGGCATCCCACCCAATCACAGGAACGACGGTGGGACCCAAACGCAACCTTTACTATATATGATAACGGGGTAGCTATACCTAGTGGGGATATATCTAGTATAGAGTATGGCGGGGGATTTGGTGGCGCTAAAGTAACTTTTACCGGCACTAAAACGGGACCTATCACTTACAATGGATCGTATATTTTAACACGAACATTTCAAAAACCGCTTAGTGTGACAGGGTCAACTACTGATATATTACGAACTACTTTAGTGTATGACATGTCTAGTTTATATCAATGGGTCGATGGCAGGTTTGAAATATATATATATAGAACAGACGCATACGACTGGGCTAATACTAGTATCCAGTCAAATGCAAATATAACCAGCGTTAAATCTAAACTAACAGCAGTAAGTAAATTTGGACCTTATACCATGTTAGCTATACGTTTAAATGCATTGCAGGATTTACAAGGTGCTACAACAAAAAAAATAAACCTAATCGCTACACGAAAACTTAAAACTTGGACAGGTTCAGCTTGGACAGGATTGACACCTACACGGTCCATAGCCTGGGCGCTTGCGGATATATGGATGTCAACGTATGGTGCAAGTAGACCCCAAGCCAATATTGATCTTGCGACACTCTCAACATTAGATACACTATGGACATCAAGAGGCGACACGTTTGACGGTATTTTTGACTCAAATATTACGGTTTGGGAAGCTTTAACTAAAGTTGCACGTACAGGGCGTTGCCGTCCGGTTTTTGATGGCACAACGTTAACATTTGTTAGGGATGGGGTACAAAGTCTATATACAGCTATGTTTACCCCAGATAATATATTACCTGGTAGTTTTAATATCAATTATAGTTTTCCAGATGATCAGACACCTAACGGGGTGCAGATTACTTATCTGGACGAGGATAATAATCACAGTCCAGCTATTGTAGAGTCTACACCCGGTTTGAATAACCCGCAGAAAATAAATTTTTTTGGTTGCGTAAATTATGCGCAAGCATGGCGAGAATCGCAATATCTAGCTGCACAGA